CAAATGCTCTGACATGCCTATCCAGCCTTATTGCAATAAAGACGTGTGTATCACGCGGAAGTTTGGTGTAGGTGCGGCAGTGTCCGACATGGCGATAGCTAACCTACGAAAATACGACTCCGTACCACCTATCTGGTTCTTGGATGTCAACGGCGTACCACTAGAGCTTGATACGGATGCCTTGCTTAGTCAGGTGGCTTTCCAAAAAGCCTGTATCGAGCAATTGAACTTCATGCCACAAACCTTACCTAAGCGAGGTTGGGAAGGGCGTATCAACCAATTGATGAAAGAAATGTCAGAGACTGACGGGGCAATTATTGAAGTGTCGCAAGATGCGTCAATCACAGGTCAGTTCTACGAGTTTCTGGAAGAGTTCTGCTCCAACAGCCAACGTGCAGAGGATCGAGAAGAAATATTGTTGCGTCGTCCATGGGTGGACGATGACAGTAATAGTATCTACTTCCGCCTCAAGGACTTTGATGCCTTTCTGAAGAAAAACAAATTTAGTGAATTCAAGTCCCACAAAATTGCCCAGCGCCTGCGAGACATCAACGGGGAGTCTGTCGTCCTTAACATCAAGAATAAGTCTGTGCGTGTTTGGCAACTACCCTTAGATGAACTGCGACATGGCGACACCAATGTGTCGGCACCTATCTTTTCGGCAGGTGAGGCACCCTTCTAATGTATCGGATTTTTGGTCCGCCCGGCACGGGTAAGACCACGACACTCCTGAACATGGTCGATAAGGCCCTCTCTGATGGAGTGCCTTCCAGTTCCATAGGTTTCTTTGCGTTTACCAAGAAGGCCGCGTCAGAGGCCAAGGAACGCGCCTCACGGCGCTTTTCGTTGAACCCCGACACAGACTTACCTTTTTTCCGAACGATCCACTCGCTGGCTTACAGGATGCTCTCCGTGAAGGAGCATCAAATGATGGGGACCACGCAGTACAAAGAACTTTCAGAAGCTATAGGCTTTGAGCTAAACGGCACGTCGTTTACAGATGAGTGGGACACTACGGTCAAATCCGGTGATCATCCCATCCTTTCTTTGATCAACCTTGCCCGAACGAAGAAGAATGACCTTCGTAACGAATACAACCGCAGTAACATCAACTTTACGTGGACTGAGGTGGACTACGTCGCTAACAGTTACAGCAACTATAAGTCCGCAAACAACCTCATTGACTTTACTGACCTTTTAGAAAACTTCGCGAAAGAGGCAGAGTTTTTGTTACCTCAGTTCCAGCTTTGCTTTTTAGACGAGGCGCAAGATCTATCCCCCCTACAATGGGACATTGCACACAAGTTAGACTTTAAATCCACGAAGATGTACTGCGCCGGTGACGACGATCAAGCGATCTACGTGTGGGGTGGGGCTGATGTAAACCATTTTATACATCTACCGGGCGGTTCCGAAACTTTAGAGCAGTCGCATCGCGTCCCACGTGCCGTACACTGCCTAGCTGAAAAAATTGCCAGTCGTATCGTAAACCGCTTTCCCAAAACCTATCGTCCTCGTAACGAAGAAGGCTCTGTGCAACGCATCTACGATATTGAGCAGTTAGATTTGTCTGAAGGCACGTGGCTAATCATGGCTCACGCTAACTACATGCTTCACCCGATTGCCACCACGTTGAAAGAGCAAGGGTATTTGTTTCTGCGGGGCCACGACCAACGGTCAATTCCTGAAAAAATGTCAGTGGCGATCAATGCGTGGGAGCAACTACGAAAAGGTAAAGCCGTACATACGGGGGCTGTCAAAGCCATCTACTCGTTTATGTCAGGCAACAACATCCGCATCAAGCGTGGCTTTAAAAAAATAGAAACTGACGACGACGTGCTTTTAGATCTGAAAACGTTGCAAACACATCACGGCTTGTTGGTTGGTGATGAGATGATCTGGCATGAGGCCATGGATAAGATTCCCGATAAAGACCGTGCCTATATCGTAGCCATGCTCCGACGTGGCGAAAAATTTAACGCTAAACCTCGCATTCGATTGTCAACAATCCATGGGACAAAAGGCGGCGAGGCGGAAAACGTTGTTCTTATGCTTGATCTTACGAATGCGGCGCTTGAGCAATCGGGAGATGAGCTACATAGAACATTCTACGTGGGTATTACCCGCACACTTAAAAACCTCTACATCTTAGAACCCGATGATTATTTAAAGGCTTACGAACTATGACTTCAAACAAACAACCCTTAAAAATTGATAAAGGTGTGCCGTTGCCAAAAACAGGTGGTAGACAGGCAAAAACACAACATTTTTATGATGCTTTAGATGTTTTAGAAATAGAGGATAGCGTTGAGTTCCCTGTGGACGGAGTAAGGGGGCCTCATAACGCATTAACTTCTAAGGCGGGTGAAAGTTTTGCACAACTGGCTAAACGTCGTGGATTTAAAATGACTCGAAGGTTGAGCGACGACAGACAAACCATTCGTTATTGGAGAATTAAATAAGCCATGGATGATTTACGAACCATCACCTGTCCAAAGTGCGGTGAAAAGGCAAAAGAAGTAATACACGCTGAAAAAAATATTCGACGAGGCTGGTACTGCGAAAGCTGTCAGCACTTTGAAAAAGCTATTTTGCGAGAAATAAAGGTGGCTTAACCATGTTTAAAGACCTTGTTTTATTGGGCCTCACTGTTTTCTTTTTGATGGATATGGTGGCTGGTGCCATGGCAGGAGAGATGCTTAGAGCTATTGCCTCGCTGTCCGGTGGCTTATTCGGCCTATTTGCTTTTACTGACGACGAGTTCTAATCATGCCCGGCAAACTACAAATGGCAATGTTCCCACCCAAAACAGACTGGGTGCCAATCGCAGAGTTTCCTGACATCACCGATGCCGAAGAAATCGCTATCGACGTGGAGACCCGTGACCCTAGCCTCAAAGAACGAGGACCGGGCTGGCCTACCTGTAACGGAGAGGTCGTCGGCTACGCCATCGCTGTCGCTGGCTGGTCTACTTACATCCCTGTAGGACACGCAGGGGGCGGAAACCTCGATGCACGGATCACGGCCCGATGGTTAAAAAAAGTATTCGAATGCCCTGCCGACAAAGTCATGCACAACGCTCAGTACGACCTTGGCTGGCTCCGCGCTATGGGCTTTACCGTTAATGGCAAGATTATCGATACCATGATGACCGCCAGCCTAATCGACGAGAATCGCTTCAGCTACAGCCTAAACGCACTGGCCTATGATTATCTAGGCAAAACCAAATCTGAAAAAACCCTGACCGACGCCGCACGGAGCTTTGGTGTCGATCCCAAAGCAGAGATGTGGCGTTTACCCGCCATGTATGTCGGCCCCTACGCAGAAGTCGATGCAGAGCTTACCCTTGAACTTTGGAACCACTTCAAAACAATCCTCAATCGTGAGGACCTATGGACGATCTGGGAACTCGAAACCGGACTCTTACCTTGTTTGGTGGACATGACCATGAAAGGTATCCGTGTCGATTCCGACAAAGCAGAGCGTGTAAAACAAAAGCTGATGCGCGAAGAACATGAGCTACACAAACGCATCAAAAAATTAGCGGGTAAAGACGTAGAAATATGGGCCGCACAATCCATCGCCCAAGCTTTCGACAAGCTGTCTATCCCTTACCCCAAAACAGAGAAGGGTACGCCCAGCTTCACAAAGACCTTTTTGTCTGAACACTCCAGCGAACTCGCAAACTTGATCGTTCAATGCCGCAACATCAACAAAACCCACGGTAGCTTTATCGATGGCGTCATGAAGTACGTTCACAAAGGCCGCGTACACAGCCACGTGAACCAACTGCGATCCGACGATGGGGGCACAATTAGTGGGCGTATGAGTTACAACTCGCCCAACTTACAGCAAATCCCAGCCCGTGACCCACAGCTTGGCCCATTGATCCGCTCCCTGTTTATTCCTGAAGAAGGCACACAGTGGGCGGCTATCGACTTCTCGCAACAGGAGCCACGGATCTTGGTTCATTACGCCAAAGCTTTTGGAGAATCACGTAACGCACCATTATCGGGCGTCGAAGAAATCGTCGATGCGTACCGCACCAAAATGGACACCGACTTCCACACCATGGTCGCGGAGATGGCAAACATCCCTCGCAAACAAGCCAAAACCATTAATTTAGGCATGATGTACGGTATGGGTGTCAACAAATTGGCAGACCAGTTGGACCTCACTATCGACGAGGCAAAGGCCCTTACTAAGCAATACCATGAGCGGGTGCCCTTCGTTAAAGCACTAATGCGGGGCGTCCAACAACGGCTCGAAGACCCACGGTCCTCCGGCTCCATACGATCTCTCAAAGGACGCAAATGCCGATTTGACCTCTGGGAACCCGATACCTTCGCAATGCACAAAGCCATGCCCCGCGAAGAGGCCATCGCGACTCACGGGCCAACCACACGGTTAAAACGTGCTTACACCTACAAGGCACTCAACCGTTTGATCCAAGCATCCGCCGCCGACATGACCAAGCAAGCAATGCTCGACTGCTACAACGCGGGACACGTGCCTATGCTCCAAGTACACGACGAGCTTGCCTTCAGCATTGAAAGCACGGAACAAGCGCGTAAACTATCTTCAATCATGGAAAATGCGGTGCCAATCGAGGTGCCAAACAAATGTGACGTTGAAATTGGCCCATCGTGGGGTGAATGCGAGGACATGATATGAAGTGCTGGAACTGTGAAGACATTGACCTCATTTGGGGTGGTGATCATGAACAAATCAACGAAGACGGTGAGTCAAACACAGTTTCTAACTTTTCTTGCCCCAACTGTGATGCTCTGGTTTTCTTTTATCACGGCACACGGGACACGTTCACTCCTGAGTGGGCTAGAGAAATAGTTGCAAATGAGCCAGAGCTACATTAAATCTTGTATTATCTAACATAATCGTATATATTTACTCATAGGACAAGATCTAACATCGCTGGCATAAGACACCAGTGTCCTGAAACGTCTAGGACAGGGGCTTACTTCCACCCAAATAGCTGGCATAAGACACCAGTGTCCGAAACGTCCAAGACAAGGAGGTGGCTCCTCGTAACTTGGTCTGAGGCACCAAGGTCTGAAACGCCTCACCTAATTAAGTGGATGCGCGTATGAAAAAATTATTGATAGCAACACTGTTACTTTCTTCCGGCGCAACGGCTGGAGAAGTGTGGGATAAAATTGTTGGTGATAGGCACCGCAACAAAGCATCACTTTACTGCATTGATGACGGAATTTCTGCGGCAGGTTACTTTACAAAAAACAAAGAGCTTGTTGACGCACGGTATGAGCTTTGTATTGCTCAATACACCAACCAGTACATTGAAGAAGAAATAGTTCAAGAAATTGAAATCAGTCAGGAGCTTGAAGCTATTCAAAAACAAATCAATGAACTAATACGACGCCGTGAAGAAATGCTCAAGGGCGTGTTTTAATTTTTAACTGGAGATTTTTTGTATGGACACCACTAAGTGGAAATCAGTGCTGATGCCTCGCGACGTATACGAAGAGATTGTTGTCATCTCGCGTGTGGAAGGTCGGACCATTAGCGGACAGTTGCGCTACATAACTGAAGCATGGAAACAAGCCAACCTTTCTAAGAACGATCAAAGTTACATCAAAGATGAGGTGCAGAAGTTTAAAGAAGCAAATGGTGACAATAAGGCGCTAACCGCAAAAAGCTTTTCTATTTGATGGATATAGAATCCAAACTAAAAGAACTGTTAGAAAATTTTGATGAGTCCTACGAAAGAAAAGGGGTTGTCAATCGATCAGACCTTGGTGAAATCCTTATATGGTATGAACTATTACATGCAAAACGAAAAGCCGAACGAGAAAGGAGTGCCAAGCCCGTCAATCCCCAAGATGATGATTGATGATGCTTTAATCGCGCTTGAAGCCGCTCACGCTTGGGCAGACCGAACAGGGCGGGTTGTTGTCATAATGGAAGATTTGTCGGTCACGTTTCAAGATGAACTGCCTGCGGATCAAATGAAACTTGTGCTTGAAACGATACATGGAGCTTGAATTATCGGCTTTTTTATGATTTAACAGGTCTGTGTCATTTTGACACGCTTCCTAGTTTTTAGGGTTCATTTAAATACGTTCCCAAAGTGTATTTACCTCTTAGCTCCATTGAACCCGACCCCTGCAATTGCAGGGGTTTTTTTTGTTTGTTCCGCGTGGAACATTAAAGTGTCAAGTTTGGTTTACACAAAAAGTGTCAACTAAAAAGTTTTGTCACAATTGTCACACGTTTTAAAGTTTTTCTTGACTTATATGCATATGTATGCGATAGTAGGAGGGTCAAAGGAAAAACCTTTGGCCGCTGACCCCTAGCGGGTAGCGATCTTTAACAACACACTTTGGGAGGTGACCTATGTCACTTGAAGACAAGACCTTCGCTCAGAAGGCCGTCGAAAAAACCTTAATGCTCGAACGCCACGACTCGTTCGGTTTGATCTTAGCCGAAAACCCAAGCGGGTCTCCTTCGCTAATTGTCGGGGTCGTTAAAGAGGGCGGAACTATTGTGCCTTTGGCTAAACTGCTGTCCAAGCGAGAAATCGATAGCATGGACCCTCTGTTCGATAGCAGAGAATGGTGGGACGGGGTGATGAGCAAAGCCCGAACGGACATTCCTTGGAGTGCCCCTGACGACTTTCTCAAAACCGGTCCACTAGATTATTTATCTGCGGACGAAGTTCCATTCGACTGATCTTCTGATGAACAAACCAACCGCCCCCTTTCGGGGGCTTTCTTGGAGAGACAAACCTATGGCAGTTAAAAGCCACAAAATTAACTCACGCATGACAGTTCAGTTAGACCGAACTTGTCATAATACTACTGAGTCGTGGAATGTCCGAATCCTCGATGAGGATACTGGACTTTCAATCATGGTAGGCGACCCCTACTACTGGACCAAAAAGAAAGCAGAAGACGCTTTCGAATCCACAAGCAGTCTGCTGAAAACTATGGTTGCAGACGAAAAGTAAAATCCTGGCCCCCGAAAGGGGGCTTTCTTGGAGGTGCCTATGTACACACTTAAACCTAGAACCACTCACTTAACCACGGGTGAGTCTTTCGACAAAGCTGACCTGCTCGATAGTGAGTTCGTTTTAAACAACTATCGTGCCTCTGGCTACAACCTACAGTGGGACTCTAAAGAAGAAGCCTTGCGGATTGCCTTCGGCCATCATCGAGGTGCATTGCAACTTAGCCCCGACTACTTTCAAGTCGTCAAAGAGGAGGACGAATGAACAAGACCGATTTCCGTAAAGCTTACGAAGAGACTCATGACTTGCTTAATAACTCGCTTGAGATTCTTGATAAATTGTATGACGAGAAGCATTTCGAAACTCGCCGAGAGTTATTGAGCGACCTAGTAAAAACCATGGGCCTTGTAAAGAAACACTGCAACACCCTAGCCGCTGGTGAAGCGTGGACCCACGCAATCGAAGAAAAGGAAAAGGAGTTTAAAAATGCCTAACCATTGCTATCAAACTGTGGACATCAAGGGTGACTTTAGTTTAGTTACCCAACTTTACATGGCCCTAACAGAACAGAACAGGTTCTGTGATTTAGTTTTACCAATGCCCCTTGAAAATTGGGAGGGTAATAAATGGTATGACTGGCGCAAAGAAACTTGGGGGACCAAGTGGGATCTGTGTCAGGTGGACATCATTGAAACGGATGGTATAACAGACATCGAAAGGTATGGTATACCAAAAAGGCCTCTACCGTACAAAAGGTCAGTAGGGTTCAGTTTTAAATGTTGGACTGCGTGGAGTCCGCCCATACCTGTGTGGGAAAAGCTTACCGAACTGGACATCTGTGTCACGGCTTATTATTTGGATGAAGGTGGGTACTTTTGCGGTATCTATGAAGATGGTGAGGTCACAGAAGCTCAAAGCCTTGACGGTGAGCTAGGTCAAATTGTTATCAAAAATGTTGGCTATGAAATGGAAGAGGCGTCATGACACCACACCGTTGGCAACATCCGGTGGAATGAAATTGTTGCACCTACTTTAAATCCCCTATATAGAGTTTTTCTGAGAGATTATTTTTTTTATAAAAAAAATTTAAAATAGGCGTAATCGGTGTAATTGTGTAATCACCCCTCTAAAGGCCGCATAAACACTGGGTTTTGGCACGTTACGCCAGATTACACAGTTACATAAGTGTTCAGGGCTTTTTGTTAATTCGCGATTTAGCATATAGGGCTGAGAGATTGTTTTTGTTTTGAAAAAAAAGTCTGAGAAAAAACTCTATATAGGGGGTTTTCATAAAGGCCATGTTATGGCAAATTACTCGCATACCGATAAGGATTGAAGATGGCTGTAAAGAAAGAACGGTATGCCAAGGTCTTGTCCCCCAAAGGGTCGGCAGTTATCCCCGAAGACCAGCGACCACCTAGAAAGCGAAGAGCGCCTAGTGCTGATAAAAGGCTGACTCGAAAGCAGGAGCTTTTTGTCAGAGAGCTAGTAGCAAAGGATGGTCAGATCACCATGCGGGAAGCGGCAATCAATGCAGGGTATCCACCCAAATCTGCTTCACAACGCGCCAGCGAATTAACCAACCCTCGTTTGAACCCACACGTGTGCAAGGCCATACGAGAGTATCGTCAAGAACTCGACCAAAAATACGGTGTGGAATATCAAAGACACCTTAGAGACCTTCAACGAATTAGAGACGCCGCTCTGGATAGTGGGGCATTCTCTGCCGCTGTGATGGCGGAGTACCGTAGGGGTCAAGCGCAGGGAGATATCTATGTCTCAAAGAGTGAGATAAGGACAGGGTCGATTGACCAGATGTCCAAGGAAGAAGTTTTAAAAGCACTAGAAGAGATTCGAGGCACCTACCAACCCTTAACACACGAAGGCGATTTATCTGATGGATCGGGTCGTAGGGATAAGGCGCGGGAACGAATCATGTCAGTCATTGATGAGAGCGAAGGGAACGATAATGTTCATAGTTAATATTTTAGGAAAGCTTTGGTTTGGACCGGAAACGTGGAATCGAATGCAAGAAATGCAAAACGCCCCGAAGGTTAGATTAGATCGACGATATCAAAGCCGGTACGGAGAAATGAATAATGGACGATCTACTAACTGTTCCGAAGAAAGTAAGGAAGCCTAGAGAATCCAGCTTCTGGCAACAGATGAAACAGGCCATGAAGCAACACCAGCCGAAATGGTCTGCCACACGTTTAGAATCTAGAGTTACCCATGGTGTTCCCGATGTTCTTTTGTTAGATCATCTGGGGCGCTGGCATTTAGTCGAGTTAAAAACGACAGACCGAAACAAGGTTGACATATCCCCACACCAAGTAGCGTTTGCCAGCAAGCATTCGCGAGGTAGTTGCTGGATAGCCGTCAAGCTTAAAACAAGCAGTACATCTGAAATATTTTTGTATCGAGGCGACTCCGCAATGGACCTTCGAATGGATGGGCTTGCAACTAAACCCGAACTCAAATTAACGGCACCTATAGACTGGTCTCTTTTCTTTCAAACAATTGCAAATCCATAAGCTTTGACTTACACTACGTATGGGACAAATCCCATACTTAAAAGGAGCAAAGTTATGATGATTCAGTTCAGTTATACCGACGTTATTGAAGCTCTTCAGCTTTATTTATCCAAGCAGTTATGTGCAAAGGTTGATTGCTATGAAATGGTAGACATCAGTTTTGAGCATAGTTTTTTTTACAAGCCGGATGAAAACGAGCCTACTGAAATGAAAACAGAGTTGCTCGAATTTGGTGAGTTAGATTGTTTCACCGTTCTAATTGAAGAGGTGAGCAATGAAGACTAAACAGGATCTGGTATTGGAACGGTACGGGAATCAGACGGTGGACTATGCACTGCCGTTGCATTGGGTACAGGAATGTAATGAGCGGGGATTCGATGTAGTACCCCACTTTGTATGGCTGTATGACACGACGTTCGGTAGGCCAGCGTCACTCACACCAGAGGGGGACGTAATGCTGTCCCGTATGGCTCATTAATGGACAGGGATAAAATACTGACAATTGCTAATCAACTTAGTAACGAGGAAATTTGCGAGTTGATTGACTTGGTTTCAAATAGGCTGACGGTTTTATTTGGATGTCTTAATAACCATGTGATGAGTTCTGATGTTGAGTTTGCGTGTATGAATGGACCTTACATACAGATCAATTGCACAACAGCCAATTTAGATGATTTAAGTCAGAATGATTTTATCCGGTCTGCATTAGAGTCCAGTCCACCATTACAAAAGGAAACGCACTAAACCCGCTCCGGCGGGTTTTTTCATGCCTATTGAAATTTTAAAAAGCAGTTGCACTGCCGCCCCACTGTATGCGATTATCTGGGATGTCGCGATGTGCGGCGCAACTTTGGGAAATTACTATGGCAGAAATTAACTACGTGGAGTTCCACAACTTTGAAGTGGATTGCAGTGAGATTAGAGGCGATGAAAGCGAGATTCTCGAGATCATGCAGAATAGCGAGGTATCTATTCAAAACCTTTGTGAATCTAAGTTCGGATACAACCTTGATGATGTTGAAGAGCGCGATGAACTCGCAAAGTATTTGAATGACCTTATCGGTAATGAAGATGAGGACCGTTTAGTGATGTCTAGCACTGTTAAAGAGTGGATATCTGGTTGCGAGGATTTCGAAACCTTGCTCCACATCAGTTCACTCGTCACGGAAAACTTATTTCGCGTTATCAAGTCACGCGGCCAACTCTAAGAGGGAACTATCATGCATAGCATTGAAAACGGAACCAACACTCTCCAAAACCTTTTGTTAAAAGTTCAGGATCAAGCCACACGGGCGCAGGATTTTCTTGCGCCTACAAACCAACTGCAATTGATGACGGGCGATCGCGGGAATGGTACGAACGTGTCGCAAGTAATTATCGAGCAGTCGGGTGGGATGCCCACACAAATTTTGTCAGCGAATGAGGTAGCCTTTGATCAAATCGCCCAGCGAGCCAACATTGATGTCCGCACCGCCCGTCGGTTACAGCAGGATTACGCGGGTGAATTTGACGCACTGATTAATGCCATCTGGCAAAAAGAACCCGCAGTGCGGATGCTCCGCACGTTTAACACTGGGGACAATGTCGGGATTGCTCGCGCATTCGTTTCGGATAAATTTAAAACGTTCGATAACGTTCACCTATTGCAATCGGCATTGCCTCAGTTGATGGAATCGGATGCCCAGTGGAAAGTGGTCAACGGTGAAGTAACGGATAAACGCTTGTACCTTCGCTTGAAGTCGGAAAATCAAACCGGCGAAGGTGCCGCAGTCGGGGATATCATGGCGAATGGTATTGGCCTCAGCAATTCGGAGACCGGTTGCGGTAGCGTGAACGTTTATCAAATGTTCTGGACACTGGCGTGTCTTAACGGGATGCAAACCGAAAAGCGCACTCGCAAGTCTCACATTACTGGCGCACGGGGTGACGCCGATACGTGGGGACTTTTAACAGATGAAGCGAAGGATGCTGATAACCACGCGCTGGCGTTACAGTTGCGGGATGTCACTGCGGCGTATGCTAGTCGTGAATCCTTCGATGAAGTTCTTGAAAAAATGAAAGCCGCGCACGAGGACACTATTTCGGGTTCCGTTAACGCGGCAGTGGAATCGCTGGGCAAGGTTTTGACCTTATCCAAAAAAGACACGGCGAGCGTATTGGATGGCCTACTTGCTACCGTCGGTCAGTCGGGTTTCGCCGGTCAGCCGGTCACCCGTGCGACTATGGTTAACGCGGTAACAGCGGTTGCACATAAAGCGGACGCGGACAACGTCGACGATTGGCAGAGACTAGGCGGACGGGTTTTAGATCTGCCACGCTCCGATTGGCAAAGGGTCGCCATGGCGGCATAACTGAACACCCCCAAAGTGTACACCCCGCTCCGGCGGGGTTTTTTTTATCCTCAATATGCGATAGTCTGCGACTATGATTACTTTGGGAGACTTTCACAATGTTTTTTCAATTCATTAAAAAAAGCAGTAATGCAAAAACCGGCGCGATACCGGTCACCAATAGTTCACGGAATACCTGCCCGTCTGCCTGTCCTTTAAAAGGGGATGCCGGTTGTTATGATGAGGCGCTATTCTGGACCCGTCTTAATTGGGACAAAGTAGACAGCGGTGAGCGCGGCGCGTCATGGTCTGACCTACTAGATAACATCCGCGCATTACCCGACGGGCAATTGTGGCGTCACAATGTCGCGGGGGATCTGCCGCCATCGGGTGATAACCAGATTCACATTTCAAAACTGCTTCAATTGATAGACGCCAATAGTGGGCGCAAGGGTTTCACTTATACGCATTATCCTATGTCTTTTCTTAATGAGGGGCTGGTAAATATGGCTAATCGGCGCGGGTTCACCGTTAACGTTAGCGCGGACACTGAGAAGCAAGCTGTTAACCTTTACCGGCGAGAGTTGCCCACTGTTGCACTGGTAGCGGCAAACAAGCGCGGCGCAGACTGGCGCAAATTCAAGCGCGACGGGGTGCAGTTCGTGAGGTGTCCCGCCGAATATCTCGAGACCGATTGCAAAGCTTGCCAGTTGTGTCAGCGATCGGACCGGCAGTGCGTAGTAGGATTTACCCCGCACGGGTCGAATAAAAACAGTGCCGAACTAATAGCCTCTAATTAAGGGTTCCTTTTCAATCGCATATATGCGATAAAGGGCTGGCGGCAATGTTGCCGCTACACTTTGGAGAGTAAAAAATGCGAGAGTTACTTTATAGATTAGAAGCTGATCCGCAGGGTCACTACATTAGCACCGGCCATTATGGCGGCATTGATGAATGTGAGGAGCACTGCAAAGAATGGGCCGGATACATCCCCCATATTTTCGCGGAAGCGTTAATGATATCGGAAGAGCGCGGACAGGTGACGCTGGACACTGTCGCGCAAGCAATGAATGACGTTTACGGCATGGGTGGGTTTATGTACCCAATGGGCGGGGACGTTGATCCGGTTACCGGTGTTTATTCTTATGTCGGGGAGTCTGATTTATTCCCGCTGGTCGATATCCGCTCAAATGGCTTGCGCGTGTTGGTCTACCCGTACGGGATTGTCGCGTTAACCGATGGCGACCGCGTCAAAACTGCGAGATTCGATTGATGGACCCATCACTCGAGCAGAACGTGCGACGTGCGCTATTCCAGATTCAATACGCTGGCGTTATGGCGCTATCCGGTCGGGACAGTGAAGCGCGGGAAGCTTATGCCGAATGTCATTCGATACTGGCGCAGTCTGTCGCGTTACTGGATGAAGCGGACGCGAAGCTGGCGGAGTTCAACCCCATCAGCGAACCCGCGACACTGGCCGATTTACTCTGACCAGTGACCCGCTAAAACATACCCCGCCACCGTGCGGGGTTTTTTTTATGCTGAAAGTATGCGATAAAGGTTCCGCGCTAATGTTGGCGCGACACTTTGGGAGCATTAAAAAATGATTAAATTCACGGAAGCGACTGCAGTAAACAAGCCGCGAGGGTCCATGGTCATCTGGTCTATGGTCAAGCGAATGCGAGACGTTAAACCCTCGCAAATCAAAAACGGAAAAGACTACATTGTCCGAAAAACCGAAACCGGCCCGTGGTTAATTTATCGCGCGGTAGATGGTCGATTGAAATCACTAGGTTACGAGTTCGTCCGGTGGGGGATTTTCAGCGATTCACCGGACGATGTTTTGCGCGTTCCTACCCGTAAACCGAAAGCCGTTCAGTAACCGCTGGACCAGCTCCACAACCCCGCCACCGTGCGGGGTTTTTTTTGTACACATTTCGGCAGCGGGGTGACTTTCGGCAGCGGGGGATAACTTGCTTTCCCTGGCTATGCGATTACTCGCATAAAACCTAGCGTTCCGGTTGACGGTCTCCGCTGGTTAATTTTTAACCACCTTGTGGATAACCCGTAAAACCTGCGCCGCGCCGCCTGCCCCGTTCGCCCTGAAACGCACCACCAAAACCGTGGCCCGTGGGCCGTGGGCACTGGCACCGCGTCCGGTGGGCCGTGAACCGTCTCCCGTGGGCCGTGGGCCGCGATTTTTTGCCCGTGGGGCCCGTCCGTCGATCGCGTCAACCGCGCCGTCCAGCGCGAGCCGTGGCGACCGCGCCGCGCCGCGCGGCCCGTGGCCGCTGGCAACGGCTAATGTTGCATGTTTTTCGCAAACAATTACGTGAAAAAACGGTACGAAAATTCCGTAAGTTGAGAAGAGGCCCGAAAAATGTTCCACGTGGAACAAAAAAGGCGTAGTTAGGAGTCCCAAGGGCCGTGAAATTTTGTTAATTTACAAAACGTATGAAATCGCATACATTTGGATAACTTTTTGTTATAAATAAGGTTTGTTTTATGACTTTTTCTACTGAAAACGAGATGGACGAGAAGCGTTTGAAGCTTGAATACCGCCTTGCGCAGTTGGAACGGGTTGAGGCTTGCCAAGGGAACTTTTTGGACTTTGTAAAAACGGTCTGGCCGGAGTTCATTGCGGGCAAACACCACCGAATCATGGCGGAGAAACTTGAACTGGTGGCAAAAGGCGAGTTGAAACGTTTGATCATCAACATGCCACCGCGTCACACCAAGTCTGAGTTTGCAAGTTTCCTGTTTCCAGCGTGGATGATTGGTAAAAACCCGACAATGAAAATTATTCAGGCCACGCACACCACGGAACTTGCGGTCAACTTCGGTAGAAAGGTCAAGAATTTGATTGAGCGAGATGATTACGAAGAAGTTTTTCCGAATGCAAAGCTTGCGGCGGACTCAAAGGCTTCTGGCCGGTGGGACACGGATCGTGGAGGGATGTATTACGCCGTGGGTGTGGGGTCAAACCTCGCGGGCCGTGGTGCAGACTTATGTATTATTGATGATCCGCACTCGGAGCAGACAGCGATGTCTACGAATGGCTTTGATGATGCGTGGGAATGGTATACCGGTGGTCCTCGACAGCGTTTACAGCCGGGTGGTGCGGTGATTATGGTGATGACGCGGTGGTCAGATAAGGATTTGACGGGTCAATTGATGCGTCAGATGGCGCGAGACGCGAAAGCGGACCAGTGGGAAGTGATTGAGTTTCCGATGGAGCTACCTTCTGGAAATCCTGTGTGGCCGGAGTATTGGACACGCGAAGACATGGAGTCGATCAAAGCAAGTATCCCGATATCAAAGTGGAATGCGCAGTATCAGCAGAATCCCACGGGTGATGAGACTTCGATTTTGAAGCGAGAGTGGTGGAATGTTTGGGAGAGAGAGGCTGTTCCACAGCTTCAGTACGTGATTCAGAGCTACGATACGGCGTTTTCCAAGCATGAGAAGGCGGACTACAGTGCGATAACGACGTGGGGTGTTTTTTATCCTGAAGAGGGTGGGCCTGCTAACCTTATTTTGTTAGATTCACAGAAAGGGCGTTGGGATTTCCCAGAACTCAAGAGTGTAGCGTATGATCAATACAACTTTTGGGAGCCTGAGACGGTAATTATTGAGGCGAAGGCAAGTGGCTTGCCGTTGACTCACGAGTTACGGAATATGGGCATACCCGTGGTAAACTTTACGCCATCACGCGGGAAAGATAAGTTGTCCCGTGTGCATAGTGTTTCGCCGCTATTTGAATCAGGTTTGATATGGGCACCGGATAAGGTGTGGGCACATGAAGTTATTGAAGAGTGTGCGGCTTTTCCGAACGGAGAGCATGATGACTTGGTGGATAGTACGACGCAGGCGCTAATGCGGTATCGACAAGGTAATTTTGTGCAATTGCCCACCGATGATTGGCGAGATGAGGGTGGTGCGTTGTTACCACAGGCATATTACGGATAAACGCTATGGCAGAGTTTCAAAGTCTAGAACAAATCAACGAAGTCCGCGCTGGAATGGGTCTCCCCCCACTTTCTATGGCAGATTTAACAAATGCAAGAATGTTAGGTTCAGACCCTTATACGTTTATGGAGCTTGGGAGTGGCACAGGTGGCGGTGGCGGTGGTGCGAGTCCAACGCCTTTTCCATCTTTTGGTTTAGGGAATTTTAACTATGGTTTTGTTCCCGGTTTAGGTACTTTTCCCGGCACAGGAGAAGAAGACGGCTCTGAAACGGGCGATCAGGAGGGTCTTTTAGGCGAAGAGGTCGATCCAGTACCTCTACCGCCGCCGATCAATTTTTTTGGTCAGGCACCTACGGGTGATCGAGGACAGTTTACGACCGATGATATATTGGTGTCTTCATCAGAACAGCCAAATATGTATGATGCTGTATTTGCACAACAATTTGCTCCCCTTAATCCCTACGCCACGCCTGCCCCTACGCTCAATGTTCCGGCTCCTCGTGAAACTCCTAATTTGGTTTTTGAAACGGAGGCACCGACGCCCGTAGAACCTTTACCCGCGCCAGCGCCACCGGTTCAAATTGTACCGGAACCTGCTCCAATAGCGCCTATTGTTCCAGAACCTTTACCTCCGGTGTCTCCTACTCCACCTCCGCCACCTCCGCCACCTCCGGTTGTTACACTACCCGTAGAGCCACCACCTGTAACCCCTGTGCCGGTTCCGCCGCCACCGCCCATTGTTGAACAGCCATTACCTGTTGTGGGAGGACCGGTTCCACCACCTTCTACCATGCCGGTTCCAGAGCCGCCTCAAGAGCCAGAACCTTTGCCACCCGTTATAGGGCCGCCTGTTACTATGCCGGTGCCAGAGCCACCACCTGTGGAATTAGCTCCGCCAAGACCTTTACCGCCTGATCCAAAACAACCTGTGGTGACGGAGCAACCTGCGCCACTGACTTTTGCAGAGTTGTTGGACAACTACACCAATCAAGGGCAAGAGCTAACTAAACAAGGTCAGTCGATTACACGAAACTTTCAATTAAGCGTAAGAGGCCCTACCAGAGGACAGGAACCAAATTTAAGCATAGAAGAACGTCGAAGCATGTTAGATCAGTTCAAAGCTGATCGTGAAGAGATTGAGTCTTTACAAGATGCGAATAGACGAACGCTTGCGCAAGGGATTATGGCGCTTTCTCCAGAAGAAAGAGCTATGCGTTTAGATAACCCGCAGATGGCTACTATTTTGGGTAACTACTATGATCCTGAAACCAAAGGCATCATAGGTCTTGCGATGGGTGGCTCTGTGAACATGGAGCGCGGTTCGGGAGACGGTATCGAATCATTTTTAATGGAATACCGTGACCCGGAGTCTCAGATGCAAGAGCGTCGAAACGCGACGTTTATGCGTAACATGCGCATGGCCCAGCAACCGCAGATGCCTCAGGGTCCACAGCCCACGGCCCCCGGAACAATGCAACAAGGAATCATGCCGATAGCAAAGCAGAGGCAGTGATGGAAAGAGACTTACCTGTAGTTGATCCTTTAGATCTTCCGTTACCTGAACAATCTGATGCTGAAAAATATGGGGTCATAAAGGCCCCTGATTCTCCAAGAATGGCAAAAGCGGCGGAGATCTTCCGTGCGCTTGAGCGTCGAGTTGAGGGAAGTCCTGCTGAGTTTATGTTGCCCGGTGGTGGCATCGCTCAAGTTTTGGAGCGCAAGGCGTATGGTGAAGACCCGTCGGCGTTTGAGTACGCCATGGCGGGTTTGGATGCCACGGATATCGTACCGGGTGCCGCGCCCCTTAAAGCGGTTCTTGTGGGTATGAGTGCAAAAGGCGCTAAAGCTGTCAGAGATCGTGTGGATTCTTTGCGAGGCGAGGGTCTTGAAGATGCACAAGAGGTGTGGAATGCCCAAGAAGGAAAAAAATATAGAGGGTATTACAGCCCTTCAGATGGTCAATTTCGCATGGAAATTGACACATCCAAAGCTGATATAACAAGAGATGAGATAAAGTTACCTACACGAGTTTCCAAGGACGACAGTGTTCGATTACCTGACGTTTTAAAATTTGATGATTTGTTTGATCAGGTTCCCTCTTTAAAAGACGTTAAGGTCAAACAGCTTCCTCTTGGAAACCAAATACAAGGCACTGTAGCGGCATATGATGACGTAACAGACACTATTTTTATTCCGGGAGGTTTTAAGGATCTTAAAGATAACATTGCAAAAAGCCGCTTGTCGGCTTTGTTGCATGAAGTGCAACACGCTGTTCAAAAAAGAGAAGGATTTTTACAGGGATATAGCACACAACGTTTTACTACAGATGAATTTGAAGAAGCTTTTAAGGAGGCCAACAAAAGAAGACAAACTTTTGTGACCGGTATTGGTGATGTTGCTAGAAAAGCGGGTGCAAAGTATCCATTAAGTGCCGCAAAAGAGTTTTCACTACTGGATAGTGTACGAATTAATCCAGAACTTTTTGAAAAAATAGTGGCAACAAATAGGTTTTCGGACGAAGGCCGAAAATTAAAGGAAGAGTTTGAAAGTTTTTACGCTCAACGGACAAAAGGGCAGAAAAACGTTGTGCCGGTCGAAGTTGCTTTAAATAAATTAAGAGACTTATCTAATTCTTTTGAGGGTGATCTTCAAAAGATGTATAGCGTTGCCGCTGAAATAAAACCTTTGATCAAAGGGTTTAAAGAAGCGGATGCAGAATATCAGCCTTTATATGAGCAATCCCGACGTGCATCTGAGATGTATATGCGCGTCCCCGGCGAAGTAGAAGCTCGAACAGTTCAACGGGCATTTGAAGGTAAAAAAGGTGCCGAAAAAGAACTGGTTCCTTTGGCTAGAGGAGATTTTTCACCAGAAGAGTATTTTTATCCGTTAGATCCCGAGTACAACATACCTACCAAAAAAGCCGAAGGCGGTGGCGTACAAAGTCTTGCTCCCATAGCCAAGGACATGTTTCGGGGTTATGATGATGTAAAACGCGGTGTAGGATCGTATATACCGCATATCAAGTAAACCGGGAGAACTAGATGGCGAACGGTGACGATAAGACCCCGTTATCCTCCTTAATGGATAGCACCGCAAGACCCGACGAAGTAACTGAAGAAGGCATGGAGCTAGACATTGAAATAGCTTCTCCGGGTACATTTGAACCTAAAATGATGGAAACATCAGAGGGTGTTGAGATAGAAACCGACGAGGACGGTAATGTAGTCGTTGATTTTGATCCCTCTGCAATGATCATTGTTGATGAAAACGATTTTTATCGAAATCTTGCAGAAGAAATGGATGACCGTGAACTTTCGTCTATTTCTAGTGATCTTTTGAGTGAATACGAGGCTAACCGTTCCTCGCGTTCTGAGTGGGAAGATGCGTACTCTAAAGGTCTGGATCTTCTAGGTTACAATTATGAAGACCGGACGATGCCTTTTCGTGGCGCGACAGGCGTGACTCACCCTCTTTTGGCCGAAGCGGCTACACAGTTTCAAGCGCAAGCATTTAATGAGCTTTTGCCACCCTCTGGTCCGGTTAGAACAGCCGTCATGGGTGAAGCTACACGAGACAAGGTAGCTCAAGCAGAACGTGTAAAAGAGTTTATGAATTACTACATCACGGATGTGATGGAAGACTACACCCCTGAGTTTGACCAGATGCTTTTCTATTTGCCTCTGGCTGGTTCTACCTTCAAGAAAGTGTATTACGACGAGACTTTGGACCGTGCGGTTAGTAAGTTTGTCCCTGCAGAGGATTTGGTTGTCCCTTATTCCGCTTCGGACTTAGAAAGCTGTCCAAACATCACTCAGGTTATAAAGATGCCTTTGAACGATGTTCGTAAGCGTCAAGTAGCTGGTTTTTACCGTGACATACAGATTTTGCCATCACAAGGCACCAGTCAGGATGATGTTACGGACACAATGGACAAGATTGAAGGCGTAGAGCCAAGCATGATCGACTATGACTGCACTCTTTTGGAGTGTCATGTTGATCTTGACCTACCCGGATTCGAGGACATGGGGGAAGATGGCGAGCCTACAGGGATAAAAATCCCGTATGTCGTCACAATTAGCGAGGACAACGGTCAAGTTTTGGCCGTTCGTCGCAACTATCGCGAAGAAGACGAAATGCAACGCAAGATTCAGTATTTCGTGCATTACAAGTTCCTACCGGGTTTTGGTTTCTACGGTCTTGGTCTTATTCACACGATTGGTGGCTTGTCTAGAACGGCAACAGCGGCATTGCGTCAATTAGTAGATGCGGGCACGTTTTCTAATTTACCCGCAGGGTTCAAAGCTCGCGGACTACGGATCAGGGACGATGAAGAGCCTTTACAGCCCGGTGAGTTTCGTGATGTAGACGCGCCCGGTGGTGCCATTCGTGACAGCTTGATGCCTTTGCCGTTTAAAGGACCAGACCAAACACTCTTTCAGCTTTTAGGTTTTGTTGTTGATGCAGGTCGTCGCTTTGCCACGATTACCGACTTGAAGGTTGGTGACGGTAATCAGGGTGCCGCAGTTGGTACGACGGTGGCTATGTTAGAGCAAGGCTCGCGGGTCATGAGCGCCGTACATAAGAGACTGCACTATGCCATGCGAAAAGAGTTCAAGATTCTTGCAAGAGTCATGTCAGAGTATCTACCGCAGGAATATCCGTTTACTGTGGAAGGTGGCGACCAAACTATCATGGCGGCTGACTTCGACGATCGTGTTGATGTTGTACCGGTTTCTAACCCGAATATTTTCTCGCAAGCACAGCGTATTGCTTTGGCTCAGTCACAGCTTGAGATCGCTATGCAAGCCCCTCAGATGCATGACTTGCATGAAGCTTATCGTCGTGTGTATGAAGCTTTGGGTGTTCGAGATATTGAGAAGATCTTGTTGCCGCCTCCTTCGGATGAGCCGGAGCCTAAAGATCCTGCTCAAGAAAACATTGATGCAATTAGTGGCATTGAGTTAAAAGCTTTTGACGGTCAAAATCATGATGCGCACATTATGTCTCACTTGATCTTTGGCATGTCTCCAATAGTTGCTCAAGACCCCATGGCGGCACAGGGTTTGGTCAAGCATGTGTTGGAACATGTTCGAATGAAGGCACAGGAGCAGGCCGCAGTTCAGTTTATGCAACAAACAGGGGGACAGCCTCTTACACCTGAACTTGAGCTAGAACTGGAGGCGCTTGTTGCGCAACTGGTAGTTCAAGAAATGCAGAACATGAAGCAAATTCAGATGCAGTTGTCCGGTGCTGGACAGCCGCCTGCACCAGATCCTCTGGTCGAACTCAAGCAACAGGAGTTGCAGTTGGATGCACAGCGTCAACAGGCTGAATTAACAATGGATCAGCAAGAGTTGGCGATGGATCAGCAACGAATGCAAAACAAGAGTCAGGAGTTCCAGCAACGTTTGGAGAGCCAAGAGCGTCAAACTCAGGCTAGAATACAAGCCGCGCTAGAGCGTGAAATGTTGAAACAACAAGCACAAGGGAGACGATAATGGCTTCAGTAAAGATTATGGGTGGTCCTATGAAAGAGCCACCAAAGCCCAGCCGCGAAGCAGACATTGAAGGTCAAGGCAAAATTCCATATTGCACTATGACTGAAGAAAAGACACCAAGCATTGGTGAAGGCAAGGTTACCACTGGTAAGAAGCGCGGCATGGGTGCGGCACTTCGAGGCAGTCGATTTACGAGCGCATAGTTATGGCTAAGTTTGACCCACAAAAAGCAGATTTAGATAATGACGGCAATTTATCAGGCTACGAAAAAAAGCGTGGTATGGCTGTTGCAAAAAACATGAATAAAGGTGGCATGGTCAAAGGCTACAGCCCGATAGCTATTAAGAAACAGAGGTTCAAGGGCGTTTTCTAATTGCCTTATTGCATATCGCTTGTTATAAAATGCGTATATATGTAATCAAGGGGATATGTCTTGGACGGCCTTCAAATGGCTCAGTACATGCAACGGTTGATCAAAGATCGCCGCGAAATGATTTTAGACGTGCTACAGCATGATCAAGTCACCAACATGGAGCAGTATCGTGAGTTGATGGGTATGAAGAAAACCCTCGACTTTTTTTCACAGGAACTCAGTAGCCTGCTAGATAAACAGGAGCAAATAGATGACTGAAACGTCAACCGCTATCAATTTAGATGCGGCAAAAGAAGGTGTAAAAAACCTTTATTCTGAGCCAAAAACTAAAGTTCTAGACCCAGACGGGATGGATAAATCCCTACTAGAACGAATGCCCAACCCCACAGGTTGGAGAATGTTAATCCTTCCATATCGCGGTAAAGAAACAACAGACGGCGGTATTATTGTCCCCAACAAAGTACTTGAAGATGGTCAAATCCAAACTGTTGTTGGATATGTCGTCAAGCAAGGGCCGCTTTGTTACAAGGACAAGGATAAATTTCCCACAGGAGCATGGTGTCAGCCAAAAGATTGGGTGATTTTTGCTCGATATGCGGGGTCTAGATTCCGTATAGAGGGTGGTGAAGTTCGCATCATTAACGATGATGAGATTTTGGGTGTTATTGATGACCCCGATGACATTCTTAGCCTTTAAGGAGAAAGCAAATGGCTGAAGCAAAGGAAGACATTCAATACGAGTTAGATGTATCTGATTCTCCCGAAACTGAAGTGGAGATTCCTGAAAAGGGAGTGTCAACTTCTACAGAAAATGAGGTTGAAACAGTTGTAGAAGAAGCTTCTGCGGTTGAAGAAGATGATTCTGAACATGAGGAATACAGTGCCTCTGTTAAGAAAAGAATTAATCGACTAACTAAAAAAATGCGTGAAGCCGAACGTCAGCGAGAAGAGGCGATTCGCTATGCGCAAACCATTCAAACAGAGAGCGAACAGTTACGCAACCGTGTTCAAACACTAGATCATGGTTATATGACTGAGTATGGCAATCGTTTGAACGTAGAACAGCAACAAGCTGAAGCAGAATACAGAAAAGCGGTTGAAATTGGAGACCCAGACGCAACTTTGGCGGCTCAAAAACGTTTGACTGACTTGTCCGTGGCCTCACAACAATATCAGCAAGCCGCCGCACAGCAACAATATTACGCGCAACAACAAGCCGCCGCACAGCAACAGCCGCAACAGCCGCAACAACCCTCTGTGCAACAACCCCCTCCACAATCTAAACCTGATCCAAAAGCAGAAAGCTGGGCTTCAAAAAACGAATGGTTTGGCACGGACGAGGCTATGACTTTTGCGGCTTTTGGTGTACATAAGCGATTAGTTGAAGATGAGGGGTTTGACCCCACTTCTGATGACTATTACACTGAACTAGACAGTCGTATGCGGAGTGAATTTCCGCATAAGCTGAATGGAAATTCGGGTTCCGAACGTCGTCCCGCTCAGACGGTAACAGGAGTATCCCGCTCAACCACATCCGGGCGCAGTAAAAATAGGGTCAAACTCTCCCCGACCCAAGTTGCAATTGCTAAAAAGTTGGGAGTGCCATTAGAAGAGTACGCTAAGTACGTTAAGGAGTGATTGATGACTGACGAAATTAAAACAAATGGTTTTGAAGGAACTAATCGCTCCTCTCGTGAAACTACTTCGCGGGAAAAAAAGGCACGGCGCAAGCCTTGGGCACCACCGTCAATGCTAGATGCACCACCTGCACCAGAAGGGTTCAAACATCGTTGGATTCGTGCAGAAGTTCGTGGGTATGATGATACCAAGAACATTTCTGCACGACTTCGAGAGGGTTACGAGCTTGTTCGTCAAGACGAGTATCCTGATTTTGAATCTCCCGTAATTGAATCAGGTAAGTATGAAGGTGTATTTGGCGTCGGGGGCTTGATGCTCGCACGTATACCACTCGAAACAGTTGATGAACGCGCAGAGTATTTTGCTCAACGTAACGCGGATCAAGTTGAAGCTATCGAGTCGGATATGATGCGGGAGAATGCGCATCCAACCATGACAATCGGTAAACCCGAGCGTCAATCTCGTGTAACTTTCGGTGGCTCTAAAAATTGAGGCACCCCGACAAAGAAGGAATAAGTTATGGCAAATGCTGAAACTTCATTCGGTCTTCGTCCTGTAGGTTTGGTGGGAAGTAGTGCTAATAGCACTGGTTTGACTCAGTATGAAATTGCTAGTAACAACACTAATGCAATTTTCAACGGGGCACTCGTTATCCCTCTAGCCGCAGGTGTGATTGACCAAGCTGGTGACACTGCGGGTGGTACTACCGCCGCTCTTGGTGTTCTTGTAGGTGTTGAATACGTTGACTCTGTCTCCAAAAAGCCAGTATTTATTAATTACTGGCCCGGATCGGGCAGTGTTAGCGTTGACACTAATCATCCTGTAAAAGCTCTAGTAGCTGACGACCCAAATCAACTATTTGTGGTTGCGGCTGATGCTACTTTGACAGATCGTGCTACTGCACTTGCTGGCGTTTTTGCTAACGCAAGTCTAGGTACTTCTGCTCGTACTGGCTCAACCGATACAGGCAAATCTAACTCGCAATTGAGCGTAAGCTCTATCGCAACTACTGCAACATTGCCTCTTCGCATTGTTGGTTTGGTTGACGATGATTCAAACAATGACTATGGCTCTGCTGGGGCACACCTTGTTGTTCGTATCAATGCGCACTTCAACTCCGGTACTCGTCGATTCGATTCACAGACGACTGCCGACTCAACTGGCATTTAAGGGGGTCTAACAATGGCTATTTCTCGCGCCCAGTTAGCGAAAGAACTCGAGCCGGGTTTGAACGCCCTTTTTGGCATGGAGTATGATCGCTACGATCAAGAACACGCTGAGATCTTCGACGAAGAATCTTCAGATCGTGCATTCGAAGAGGAAGTAATGCTTTCAGGCTTTGGCACTGCACCTGTCAAAAGTGAAGGTGGTTCTATTTCTTTTGACGACGCTCAAGAGACTTACACTGCTCGCTACAGCCACGAAACGATTGCACTTGCCTTCTCAATCACTGAGGAAGCAGTTGAAGATAATCTTTATGATCGTCTTGCTTCTCGTTATACACGTGCCCTTGCACGTTCAATGTCACAGACCAAGCAGATCAAAGCGGCGTCTATTTTGAACAATGCCTTTACGGCAGGTGCTTCAGCCATCGGTGATGGTCAAGCTCTTTGTTCTTCTTCACACCCCTCTTTGTCTGGTAACCAGCGTAACCTATTGTCTACTGCGGCAGATCTCAATGAGACCTCGCTTGAGCAGATGTTGATAGACATCGCAGGTCTTACTGACGAGCGTGGACTCAAGATTGCTGTACGTGGCATGAAGCTTATCATTCCTAAAGAACTTCAGTTCATTGCAGAGCGAGTTCTCAACTCTAACCTGCGGCCCGGCACAGCGGACAATGATTTGAACGCTATGAAGAGCATGGGAATGCTTCCTGACGGAGCAGTTGTAAACCACTTCTTGACTGACACAGATGCGTTTTTCATTAAGACTGATGCACCTAATGGCTTCAAGATGTTCCAGCGTACTCCGCTGAAAACTGCGATGGAAGGTGACTTCGATACTGGAAACATGAGATTCAAGGCTCGCGAACGTTACTCGTTCGGTGTGTCAGACTGGCGCTCTGTTTTTGGTACGCCCGGAGCATAAAATTATCTTGTGTGTAAAAAGGGGGCTTAATTGCCCCCTTTCTTTTTCTATGGTATAAAAAATTGTCCCTGACAGTTATATCTCGTAACTGACACTAGCCCAGACAGGAGATCAAAATGGCTAATACTACTTTTAACGGACCAGTTCGGTCAGAAACTACTTTTAAAACTGTAAGCAAAGATAGCACGACTGGCACTATTACTGAGGTTGCAACACTAGGTGATGGGCCTGTAAGTCTTTCTGACGGTAACGTAACACTCACTAATGCGACACACAGCGGTAGAATTCTACTTGTCCCAGATGGTGGTCAAGATAACACCTATACATTGCCCGCTCCGATTGCGGGATCTGTTTTCAAATTTGTTTATGCAGGTGGTGCGGCGGATGCTACAGACGCGCTCATTGTTACTCCCGGTAACACAAACTTTTATATTGGCGGCGTTACGTTTTTAGATACAGACGGTAACGAAGTAAGTTCGGTATTTTCTGATGGTAATTCCAACAGCAGTATTCAGTTGAACGTACCTGCTGGATTTGAAATTACTGTTGTTGGATTGAACACCACCAACTATCAAATTTTTGGAAATGTCACCAGCACTACTGCACCTGCATTTGCTGATCAGTAAGAGGATTGAGACATGGCTGATACAGTAGCTTCTCAAACGCTGGCAGACGGCCCAAAAACTGCTGTTTTAAAACTTACGAACATTTCAGATGGCACTGGTGAAAGTGCAGTGACCAAAGTTGACGTTTCTGCTTTGCAAGCCAGTGCAGATGGTATCACGTGTACTGGTGTAACCATTGAACGTATTTGGTGGCAATGCATTGGAATGAAAGTGCAAATTTTGTGGGATGCCTCCACAGATTTGTTTTGCATTGAATTGGGCGAAAACCAAAGTGGTGATCACGACTACACTAAATTTGGTGGTTTAACCAATAATTCTGGTTCAGGAAAAACGGGTGATGTGAATTTTACAACTGTTGGACACAGTAGTGGAGACACATACACCGTCATTTTGTATTTAAGAAAAGACTTTGGCTAATGGCTACAACCAAAAATGTAGAGAGATTACCCTCTGGCCGGTTGAAATACCGGGGAGAAACTTTTTCAGGTTATAACAAACCCAAGCGAACCCCCGGTAAATCAAAGAAAAGTGCTGTTTTGGCAAAGAAGGGTGATCAAGTAAAACTCGTTCGTTTTGGTGATCCAAACATGTCTATAAAAAAGGCTCAACCGGGTCGCCGTAAAAATTTTAGGGCACGTCATAACTGCGATACTGCAAAAGATAAATTTACGGCTAGATATTGGAGTTGCAAAGCATGGTAGGAGGACAATGTGGGTCAAGAGTCAAAACCGGACCAAAAAAAGGAAAAGTTAAAGTTACTTACCTCCGTAAAGGCGGCGATGCTTCGCGTAAAAGCAAAGGTAGTAAGATCTGCCCAGAGGGTAAAGCTTGGGCTAAAAGAACTTTTGACACGTATCCGTCGGCGTATGCCAACTTGGCGGCGTCAAAGTACTGTAAAGATCCCAACTACGCCAAAAAAGCCAAAGGCGGCAAACGTAAAGGCCGTTAAGCCAAAGACCAAAGCTAAAACAAAACCCCGCAAGAGAAAGGCTAAAAATGGGTGAGCTTAAAAAGTGGTTGAAACAAAACTGGGTCCGAATAGACAGTGAAGGAAACATTGTCGGTAAGTGCGGCACGTCTCCAGACAAAAAAAATCCAGATCGTTGTTTGCCTGAGTCAAAAGCAAGATCTTTGACTAAAGCAGAGCGAGCGGCAACTGCAAGAAAGAAAAAGAAAGAAGGCAAGAAAGGTAAGACAGTGGTGAAAAACACACCAAAGGCTACTGTCAAAAACATGCGAAATGGTGGAGAGGTTCGCCAACAAATCGCGAAAGGTTGCGGTGCTGTATTAGGTGGCCGTAGAAAAGTAACTAAGTACCTGTGAGGTATCTATGTCAGTAGTAAATTTGGGCAACGGTGCCCCTAAGAAAAAAGCGGCCAAAAAACCCGCTAAGAAAAAAGCCCCAGCTATGAAAGCTAAAGGCATGAAAAATGGTGGAGCGCCAAAAAACCCACCTAAGCCTAAAGGCATGAAAAATGGTGGAGCGCCAATGAATCCACCTAAACCTAAGCCTAAAGGCATGAGACTCGGTGGTGTGGTTATGAGATCTAAAGGTGGCGCGGCTGGCGGGAAATCCAACAAGCCTACAGGATAAAGCCTAATGCCTTATCTTCAATCTAACATTCCGCATTTTAAATGCTGGGTGCGTAAAGAGTTTACACACAATCATACCGCATATCATGGTGAGTTTCTCCATGCTATGGCTATAGCTGTTACAACAATGCCGTGTAGGTGTTTAAGTTTTCAGTTGATATTCACGGGTATTGAGGCAGATGGAGAAGAGGAAGATACTGTTCATGGAGGTGCTATGTGGGCACGCATGCCTATCACCGCTTTAGTTGCTGACATTCCTTTAGAAGAGTGGCCGCAACCTATGGCAGTGCATGACGCGCAACCATGGGATTGTTCTTCTCATTATCATTCTGTGTACGTTTTAGATCGTGCAACACCATGCCCTTGGATGGCTAAAATAGCAGGAGAAATGTATCCGGCTAAATATCTTTTTACCGTCGATTACACAGAAAGCGAGATTGCAGATGACCCCGCACAACACAAGCAAAGTCATGTGCTTCAACTTTTAGACGCAGGGGAGTGGACGGGCAACATTGTAGCCTTACCAAACAATAGAGTCCGTGTGACGCATCCGGCGTGGTTTGAAACGGGAACAGGTGCTCCAGATTTTAGACCATCTGCTCACATTCATTACTCTAAATCTGATTTAGATTATGTATTAGATGTAAACCGTATATTTGACAATTTGTACAATGACGAGGGTGCTGACGATGGCTGAGTTGACTGTAGCGGCAAAGAAAAAATTGATTTCTCAGTTAAAAAACTCTGCCAAAATGCATGCAAACCAAGCAAGGCAATTGGAAAAAACGTTGCCCAAAAGTAAACCTAAAAAGGCCAAATAGTAATGGCAGTTAGCGGATCAAAAGATTTTGAACTTGATGTAAACGAATACATTGAGGAAGCGTTTGAGCGTTGCGGCTTGGTAGCCTTGACGGGCTACGATTTAAGAAGTGCTAAACGCTCTTTGAATCTTTTGTTAGCGGAGTGGTCAAACCGTGGTCTAAATCAATGGACTATTGACCAAGTTACTGTTTCTCTTACTGAAGGAACGAGTAGCTACACTTTAGGTGCAGAAACCATTGATGTTTTATCGGCAGTTCTTCGGCGTAGTGATGTAGATTTCAGCTTGGATAGGATTTCTAGAGACGACTACCTAACGATTCCTAACAAAACTCAAAAATCCAGACCCTCTCAATTTTTTGTAGACAGGCAGATCAACCCTACTTTAAAGGTGTGGCCTGTCCCTGAAAACAGCACGGATGTTATTGTACTAGATAAACTTGTTCGGATGGATGATGCGGACAGTCAAGTAAACACTCTAGACATCCCTTTCCGTTTTTTCCCTTGTCTTGCCGCAGGATTAGCTTACTACATAGCCATCAAACGTGCGCCCGATAGAGTTCAATTACTGAAAGCAGTTTATGAGGAGGAGTTTGAAAGAGCCGCCTCTGAAGATAGAGACCGTGCTTCTTTCAATGTGCAACCCAGCGTTGCTTATTCAAGGATAAATTAATGGGTCGATTTGCTTCTGGAAAATTTGCTTACGGCATATCTGATCGTTCAGGTTTTCGTTACAAACTTAACGAAATGAAACGTGAGTGGACAGGTATGCTTGTTGGTAAAGATGAGTTTGAAACAAAGCAACCTCAACTAGAACCTCGTCGTAAAGTATCTGACCCACAAGCTTTGCAAAATGCAAGACCTGATCGCACAGAGCCAACAACTGTTTTGGTTGGAGTGCCTACCGTGATGGGTCCGGTTTTTAGACCTACGCTGGCCTCTGGTCAAGTCGGTGCAGTGACGGTAACAACATCATGAGTTTTACATTTGCACAGTTAAAAACAGCTATTCAAGATTACACAGAGAATAGCGAAACAACTTTTGTCACAAACATACCTATTTTTATTAGGCAGGCAGAAGAGCGTATTCTTAAAAATGTACAACTCAACCTGTTTCGTAAAAATGTTTCTGGCACGATAAGTAGCTCAAATAAATTTTTGGCAGTACCAAATGATTTTTTAACACCTTTTTCATTGTCGATTATAGATAGTTCTGGGGATCACCAATTTTTAGATTTCAAAGACGTAGACTACATTCAAGAGATCAACCCTAATCCTAGCACTACAGGTATTCCTAAGTATTACGCTGTTTTTGACATTAGCAACTTTATTCTTGCGCCTACTCCAAACTCAAACTTTACGGCTGAGTTACATTATTTTTACAGACCGGCAAGTCTTACCGCAGGGTCTGACTCTGGAACCACGTGGCTTAGTGAAAATGCAGAGTTGACTTTACTGTATGGCTCTTTAATAGAAGCATACACTTTTATGAAAGGAGAGCCGGACTTGACTGCTAATTACGAAAAACGATTTGTAGAAGCGGTTAATGCGCTCAAGTTGTTTGGAGAGGCAAAAGAAACAACAGACGAGTATCGTACCGGTAGAGTAAGAAGGCCCAAACAATGATGTCATTAAAAGCAGAAATGCCAAGCGATTTTAAGGTAGAGGTAGCAACTACATCTCACAGAGGCTTTACCCCAGAGGAAATCGCTCAAAGATGTGCAGATAAGATAATGTCTGTAGCCGACACAGCTTCTCCGGTCATCAGAGATCAAGCACTGGCTTTCAAAAGCGACATGACAAAAGTAATAGCTTTTTACCTCCAAGAGGCCGTTACTAGTGACCGAACTACTGTATATAATGAATTAATAAACGCAGGCCATCCAAAACTTGCTGAACTTTTAAGGAGAATCTAATGGCTTTTACGGGTAACTTTATGTGTACAAGCTTTAAAAAGGAGCTATTAGAAGGTGTCCACAATTTTAAAAACTCAGGTGGAAGCACGTTTAATCTGGCTTTGTATACTAACAGTGCTTCTTTCACTGCTAGCACTACAGCGTACACTACATCTAACGAAGTCTCTGGTACTGGATATACCGCTAAAGGCGGAACACTAACACGTGTAGATCCTACTACTTCAAGCACCACTGCTTTTACAGACTTTGCAGACCTTACGTTTTCTAGCTCAACTATTACGGCGAGGGGAGCATTAGTTTTTAATGACTCTGCCTCAGGCGATCCTAGTGTGATTGTTCTTGATTTTGGAGAGGATAAAGCTTCAACGTCTGGGGACTTTACAGTTGTTTTTCCTGCGGCAGATGCAAGTAATGCTATTATTCGTATAGCGTAATTTGAATTAAAAATGGCAAATATTACTGGTTGGGGTCGTGGCGCGTGGGGAGATGGCGCATGGGGCCAACCACTTCCTGTTGATTTAACAGGCGTTTCTTCTACGGGGTCCGTTGGCAGTGTTACCGTAACGGGCGCTTGTGTTGTAAATGTTACAGGATTATCTAGTACAGGTTCTGTCGGTTCTGTAAGCATTACAGAAGGGACGGGTGTTTCTGTTAACGCTACAGGTCTTTCTTCTACAGGATCTGTTGGCAGTGTTACTGTGACAGCAGACGCAAATGTTTCGGTAACCGGTCTTTCTTCTACAGCTTCTGTTGGTTCTGTCACCACAAAAATATCACAAAACATTTCGGTAACCGGTGTTTCCTCTACAGCTTCCGTAGGCTCTGTGACTATAACTGGGGACAGTATTGTTTCCGTCACAGGCATACAGGCTACTGGTACAACAGCACAAGTGTTAGTTTGGGGACCAATTGTCCCTAGTCAAAATCCGGGATACACTAATATTTCAGGTACAACCACGTCTTGGTCGGAGGTTTCTCCGTCTCAAACGCCGAACTATTCAACAATATCTGGTGCAAGCACGACATGGACTGAAACCACGCCTTCGCAAAATCCAGATTGGAACAATATAGCCGCGTAAAACTAAGGGTAAAAAATTATGCCAACTTACGTTAACAACTTACGCTTGACTGAACTAAATACTGGTGAGGGATCGGGCACGTGGGGCACCACGACAAATACATCGCTTGAGTTAATTGGTGAAGCTCTTGGTTTTAACACTCAAGATTGTTTCAGTAGTGATGCGGATGCAACTACCACGGTTGCAGACGGTGCAACTGATCCAGCACGTGCTTTATATTTTAAAGTCACATCTTCTGCAACTTTAAGCGCAACACGTACTCTTACCGTAGCTCCGAACACTGTTTCGCGCGTCATGTTCATTGAGAATGCGACAACCGGCTCTCAGTCAATCGCTATCTCTCAAGGCTCAGGCGCAAATGTAACAATTGCGACCGGTAAGACGGCGGTAGTGTATCTGGATGGTGCAGGTTCTGGCGCGGCAGTGGTCGATGCGATGGCAGGTGTAGACCCCGGCGTTACCGATACGCTGGCAGAAGTACTGGCCGCAGGTAATGTTACTAGTGGCGCAAATCTTCAAATGACTACAACTGATGAGCTTCAGTTTCGTGATACCGCATTAAAAATATCTTCATCAGCAGATGGTCAATTAGACGTTGATGCCGATACTGAACTTGAAGTAACTGCACCAACAGTAGACATCAACGCTTCTACAGCCGTTTTAGTTAGTAATGATCTTAAACTAGACAGCGACTCTGCTGTTTTAGGCTTTGGTGCCGATAACGATACTACTCTAACTCACACAGACGGCTCTGGCCTTACGCTGAACAGCACCAACAAAATCATGTTTAACGATGCGAGCCAGTTTATTCAAGGCTCTAGCGCAACGGTCTTGGCGTTGGGCGCGACGGACGAGATTGACCTGACAGCGACAGCGATTGATGTCAATGGCACGATGGATGTCAGTGGCGCGTTGACGGGCACGACTGCGACCTTTACAACCGCAGGCAACACCGCGCAGTTAGTTTTGAAGTCAACCGACGCTGATGCAAGTGTTGGGCCTCGCTTAGATTTAACAAGGGATAGTGCAAGTCCTGCTGACGGTGATGTTGCTGGGCAAATACGATTCA